CATGCCAGTCGTATCAATTGCCGCGCCGCTGTTAGGATCATCAGACACGCCATAAACATAATTTGATAGGCCAGTTAGCCTGTCAAAAGTCTCACCGCCGCCCGTCAGATCTATTACCTTGCCGTCTTTGTCGTAGCCATACAAAGTGCCGCCCTCATAAAAGGCACTATCGCCAAACGTAAATAAGTTGGCAAATACCTCCCGCATTGTATTTTGACCAGTCATCTTAACATTAGCGGCAGGTAGCGCGCCCGCTGCCTCAGTGGTTACGCTGCCTGCATCGGTTACAACAAGGGTCGCATTTGAATCTAAAGCTTCCTGTAATGATGCGTGTTGATTTCCAGACCTATCAAAATAAACTGTTCCGCCACGGTTGGGAGCGCGCCGACTTATTTGTATACCATTCTCACGCGCAATTCTCTCATCTGTTGGAGTTATAACTGCGGCAGCGGCAATTCTGCCTATTTCACGATCTGCCTCATCTGCCTCATCCTGAGAATTATGAACGACGCCGTTTATATCTTGGTAATTAGGCATCGGGCCAATAAAACTGTCTGACGTTACTGCCGCGTCTTGATTCTCATAAGTGCCAGTCGTTTTATCGTATCCAGTATTGAAAAACGCATCTTCAGCCTCCGTACCGACAACTGGCAGACCTGTCGTTAAGTCATAAAGCACGTTATCCTGATATTCTAAATTGTCTTTGCCATCGACCCAGTCTGCAAAATTTTGCCCAAAATTGTTAATAGTGATTTCTTTTCCATTAACAAAAGATTTATTGCCAGCAAACGTAACAATGTTTGTCAGGTTTTGGAGAAAAGTATTGCTGCCAGTGGTTGTGTCGCGTGGGCCACCAGTTACTGGGTAAAAATTTCCCTTGAAGGCGTACATCTCTTCCCCCGCCGCCTTTGCTTCAGCTTCAATTTCAGCCTGTGTTTTAGTAGAAGTCATAGATGCTTCTAGTACATTTGGAACAGTGGTTGTGTTACTCGCTGGCAAAGCGCCAGTGCCAGTGGTTGCGGCTGTGGTTGCGCCAGTGGCATCGTTCTCAGGATCGTCATAATAACTTGTTACGCCTAACGCATCGCCAACAGCGCCGCCTATGTCACCAAGAACCCCAAGTTCACCTTTATTATCAGATCCACCGCCAGTGAAGGCATTTTTTAGGCCAGTCCCAATATTGCTTGCAACGGTTTTGACACCAGTTACAAGATTATCCAAAATGCTAGGTTCTGGATCGTTGTTGTTATTGTTATTGTTGTTGTTGTTATTGTTGTTATTGTTGTTGTTGTTGTTTTCAGAGGTGTTTCCACTTGAGCTAAAAGCATCAACAACAGAGTTGACAATACTTTCCCCAAAATAATAAGCAGGCACCCCGTCTGGGCCAATATAAACAGGCGCGTCATTACGGTAGTCTTGAAGTAAGTTCTCTTCCTGGGGATTAATGTACGCCAGCATGTGCGGCTGATCACCAATCATTGTCTGCCGTGGAACACCATTAGCCACGTTCTCTAACGCGCCCATTCCCGTGTCAGGGTATGATACATTCGGAGCCGCAGCCATTTGGTTAATAGGGGCTTGGCTTTTCTGAACGATTACGTTCACGCGATCCATAAATGTGTTCATCATGCCCTCATTGGTGGTTGCTGCGGTGGTTGCTGTGGTTGCTGCGGTGGCTGTTGCGTAGGTGGCTGCATGGCAGCTTCTGAAATAGCACTTAGCGCGCCCATGCCCTCGCCGCTGCCCATGCGGGCCTTAATCTCCATGACCTTGTCGATCAGGTATTTGTTCATGTCCATCGGTGGCTCACCGCCCCCTGATCCGCCCGCTGGTGGCGGTGGCCCGCCCTGCGGCCCGCCAGCTTGGGGTGGGCCTTCCTGCGGTAATGCCCCAAATAAATCAGGGCGCAGGCGTGGAAGCATGTCAGACACCTGATTTATTTGTCGAGGATTATAAGATTGTTGGGGGAGCATTCTTCATCGCCTCCATCTGGATCTTCGCTGCATTCTTCTCACGCTCAAGTTGTAAGTCAGCCTCTAGCTTCATTACCTTGGCCTGCATGTCGGCCTGCGCCTTGGCGGCGTCGATCTCCATGTCCTGACGGGCCTCTGCCTGCTTGATCTCAATGCTGGACTTCGCCTTGGCTTGGTCAGCCTGTATCTGAGCCTGTGTGCGGGCCTTCAGGGCCTCTGTCTCAAGCTGCGCTAGTTGCTGTGCATATTGCAGCGGATTGGCTTGCTCCTGCTGTCCTGCGCCCGCTAGTGCTTGGATCTGCTTCATCTGAGGTGCGGCCTGCACAACCTGCGCCGCGCGCTGGCTAATTAGGCGATCCATCTCTGGATCAATGCCCTCAAACTTGAAGTCTGGATCTTTAAAGTTTGGCAGTGGCGGCAGCTCCATCTGAATACTGGCCTCCATCCGCTGGCGATACAACAGCGCAACGTGTTCAGCAATGTGGGCGATCAGCACTGGCTGCATAGCAGCCGCGCCAGGATTGCCCGCCAGTGACGGATCTTGCATGAACTGCATGTGAACCGCAATGTGCGCCTCATGCTCCTGCTCTGGAAAAGCGCGAATTGGCTTGCCGTACAACACGCTCATGTTTTCGTCCACTGGATCCATCTGCACAGCCTCTTCAGGCTTCTTCAGGATCTCATCAATGTTGGGTATGCGGATCGCCTCATACATCCGCTTGTAGGCTTCGTACAGGTCGTGGAACTGCGGAGCTGACCGCGCCATTTCCAAGACAGCTTGTGCTTGCGCGATGCGCTGGGCTGTCGAGAAGATGTTAGGATCAGACACTGGAACAATGTCAATCCGATCATCGAAGTCGGCACGGTAGATAATCTCCGCAGCTCCCGCCCGCGAAAAGCTGAACTCATCAGGGAGATTTTCAGCGTTCAGCCCCGCAAGAAGTTTAAGTTCTTGGCCCTGCGCGTAGTGTAGCCGCTTGTGAATTGCGCTAAATGCCTTGGAACCTTGCTCGATCAAAGCAACCGTCGAGCCAACTGGCATGTTGGCATTAACGTCGCCAATGTTTAAGTCGGCAGTGCTGGCAAATCGCTGGCCTGCCTCAACCATAAAGCCAAGCAAGTTGAACAACGAACCTGACGGCTCCTTGAACGGCAATGGCATTATGGCTTTATTCACGTCATCGACGGTACTGTCGATGTCAACGAACTCCCCTGGGCTGATCTGCATGTCGCCGCCCTGAACACGGCCACGCAGCTTAAAGCCACCCTGCATGTTCGAAAACGCCGCACTGTCGAGCAAGGCGCGCAACGATCCTGTCGCCGCCTTACCTAATCCGCCGATCATGTGATACAGGCCAAAGCCGTAAAAGCCTAAACCTGGCAGAAACTTAAACGACACGAACCAATCGCGGCGCAGCTTCAGCTCATCCTCTTCCCTCCAGTTGCGGCGAACAGCCACGACGGTCTGGGATTCATAGTCAATCGTAATCACGTATGGGATCGCAACCGCGTTGTCATCCTCATCGTCATCGTCCATTTCATTGCCGTCAATGCCGTCAAACAAATCATAGACGTGCATTTCAAGCAGTGTCATCACGTCATCGTTGCTATCGTCGTACTGATCGACGCCCTCGATCTCACCGATCACATCGCCAGACGGATCAATGCTGTCGCCCTCGTTGTATTTGGTCGGCAGGTAATAGCCGTTCTTAACGTAGCGATTAAAGTCGTTCTTCGGCATACGGATAACGTGCGTATAGCGCGGGCTGGTGTAGAGATCCTTGCTCTCTGGGGCGACCACGAAATCTTCGGCTTTTACGAACTGGCTGCACTGCCGATCCATATTGGCGTCCCACCATACCTTTTTGAAGGTATGACCGATCAGCGGCAAGTGAAATAGCATTTGATCTAGATCGGGGAAGAACTCAGGCATTTCTTGCGTGATTTGGAAATTCATGTATTCGCGGACGCGCTTTGCCTGATCCTCTAGCTTCGGATCTGGCGTACCCAAAATCACTGACTTAACTGGGCCTCCTGATGGGTACAGCTCTGCAATTGCACGGGCATTAAACTGTGTAGCTGCTTCAGCTATCAGGGGGTGTACAACCACGGACAAGCCGCGTGTGCCGCGCTCTGAATCGCCATCGTCTAAGCCGCCGTCTGGATCTAGGGTACGCAGGCCGTCCTTGTAGCGTTCCTCCCAGTCTGCGCGGGCAGCGCGGTCATTCTCATAAAAGCTGACCAGCTCCTGCGCCTTTCGGTTCAGCTCTTTGTCGCCAATTGTCTCTGCAAGGTTGATGTCGAACTGGGCGTCATCGATCTCTTCTTGCATGTCTAGCTCTGGATCACCGATCAGAACATCGCCATCGGGAAGCTCTTCGACCATCAGGTCATCGGATGGCGCGCCTTCAGCAAACGGGATCACTACATTCGGGTCAGCCATACATTGTCATCCTTCGCGGTTCTACAATTTCATCTTCTTCTGGGTCAGTGCTGTGTTCTAGGAACCAACCTTTTCTTAATCTTAACCAGGCCTGCGTGGTACAATCTACCACGTCATCGTTGGGGTGTGCTGGGAATGCACTTATTATTTCTATTAACTCTTTAGCCCACTTCTTGTCACTTGGGTAGTATATTCTGCCATCTTCCAGCAATGCGGAGCTGGCATGCGCTCTGGCAATCTTATCACGGTCTGGTGAATAGGCCAAGACTGGGACGCCCGCCATACGCAAATCTTGAAGCAGCGACTGCCCTGACGCCTTCTTCTCTATCAAAACAGTGTCAGGCTCCCATTCGTCGTAAGCCTCCTGCGCCAGTTTACGCAGATCTGGGTAGGACGGCTTGCCCCAGTAAGCCTCAAGCACAATGGCGCACATTGCGCCCTTATGGCGGAACACGCCCCATGTTGTTCTGGCGCTGAAGCTAGAACTTTCCTTGCCCTCAAACGCGGTATCCCATGACTGCAAAACATATTCGACTTGGGGCAGATCGCCGTCCCACGGAACCCACCAGCTTGCCTTGAGTATCCCGCCGCCCTTGGGGCTGGGTCGCTGCTGTAGCTGCCCAGCCGCTGCGTAAGAGCCAAGGCTGCGCTCCAAGGTCGATAGCTCCTTCTCGCCAAACCGTGCGGGCCACAGCAGTTCGCCCTCCTTGGTGCGCGGATCTGTGAAGCCAAGGGGTGAGCGTGACGGCGTAGGATGACCTATTTCGTACCTACTGGGCAAACAAAGGTGCGACCACTCATCGCCCATTTCTTGCATCAAATGCCCAGTAAGGTCGGATTCGTGGACGCGCTGCATGATGAGAATGAAGCTCGATGTCTTGGG